CGGGACGAGTCGGAGGCAACTTCAGCCTCCACGTCGGGACGGGCGGCGCTTACCGGCGCCAGCTCGGCCTGCGCCTGGGGCATCGCCCGCCCAGCCGCAGATTCGCTGCCCAGCGCCGACTACCCAAGTCTTCCTCCAGCCACTGGCGCGGGCACCGGGCTGCCCCTGCCACCTCCTCGCGTGCAGCGGACAGCCGCGTCCGCCGACGCGAAGAAGGTGCCAACGCGCGCCGACCGCGTCAACACCAGCCTCAGTGCCGCCTTCGCTGAGGAGGACGCACGTCGCGAAGGCGCCTCTGACGCCGCCGTTGAAGGCGACTCGCGTGCTGAGGCACCCCCGAAGGCTGTCGGGGGCAAGGTCGAACCCGTTTTCGCCCGCCGCGCCTTCGTCGGTGCGCCTGGCCTCGGCTGCTCAGGTGTTTACAATGGGCCCCACGCCAACGTCGCCGTTGAGACCTGCCTCCTCAATTCTTCGGTGAATAAGCTGCCTTTCCAGAACGACCGCATGGCGTATGAGGAAGTGTGGCGCGCGGGCGAGGCGATCCGCAAGGCCATCGGGTGGTTCGACACAGAAGCCTTGATTGCTGTGTCGTCCTCATCCGCAACGCCAACCTGCCGTCGTTTGTTTTCCTTTGGCGTGGGCGACCCAAACATCGACGTCACCGTCGGCCTCGGCCGCGTCGTCGATCCGCACGCGGTCTCGTTCGATGGACCAGGCAGCATCGCCCGCGAGAAGGGTTTCATCGTCTTCCGCCGCCAAGACGATCCTCGTGCGGACCTTTTCACCACGCGCCTCCACAACCATGGAGTCCCGTACACAACCGTTGTCTATGGCAGGCATTACGACGACCACAAGAAATATCACCGCACGGCCGACGGTTATTTCTTCAGCAGCGACATCTTCGTCGAGGACGACACCACTGAGAGGCTCGTGACGCACCTCGAACAACGCCAGACGGCGCACGTGGGCGGCCAAGCATTCAACGTCGCTGCGTCCACCATCCGCCGGTTCGTGTCCACCGCCGGCGATGCCGGCTTGGCGGCATTGCCGTACGTCCACACGGCAATCTCTAAGTTCATGCTGGTCAATTCGAAGAAAACGCGCGAGGCGGCGCAGTGTGCTCGTGACGTTGGCGAGGGCGCCCTGGCACAGTTGGCGAGCGCGTTTACCAACCCGCACGCTGACGCCGCAGCAGCCGTCGCGCAGGTCGACAAACGACGAGGCTACGTGCACGCCACGGCACGCGCCGCCGGCACGGTCATCGCCAACGCTGCCCAAGTCGCGTATGAGGAACCGCTTAAGGCGGTCGCTGCTGTTGGCGCTAGCACCGTCATCGCCGCGTCCGCCAAGTACCTCTACGATTCCTTCAGCAGCCTGTCCGCGTCTAATGCTGCAGCGGCCACCGAGGTCATCGGCTCGCTCCGCGCCAGCATCATGGACTATGTTCACCTCGACCACCGCGTCGTCGTGTCGACATGCGCGGATCGAGAGCCGGCCAACGAGGCGGATGGCAC